CTACTGACGGCCCTATCGTTGGGTCGATGGTTCCCCGGCGTTTCCTCCCTTAACCCTCATGCACCTACCAGACCCTACCTACCTACCCAAGATTGTCGTCAAGCCATGGGGCCGCGAAATCTGGTACGCCGACCAAACCCAATACGCCGGGAAGCTTCTTGAAGTCAGCCGCGGCAAGCGACTGTCCCTTCAGTACCATGAGCGCAAGGTGGAGACGCTCTACCTTCTCTCGGGCCGGGTCATCCTGACCTACGGGGCAAGGGACAGCCAGATGGAATGGCTACCGGGTCGTGCTGTCCACATCCCTGCAACGACCCTGCATCGTTTCGAGGCCGCAGAGGACAGCGTCCTTCTGGAAGTGTCCACTCCCGACCTTACGGACGTCATCCGGCTTGACGACGACTACTCCCGCCCCCAGCGTGACTGACCCATGAACAACAATAACATCTTCGTCTCCATCATCAGCGCGCGCCGCCCTGACCGGGTTCCGGCGATGAACGCGCACGTCGCCGACGCTACTTGGTTCGTCGCCGCCGGGGAAGGGGACGCGTACCGTGCCGCCGGGGCAAAGAATGTCGTGGAGTCCGGCAAGCTGTGCGAGAGCCGCAACGCCGCACTTGAAGCCGCATTCGCCCTTGGGCTTCCCTGCCTCCAGCTGTCCGATGACCTGAAGCGCGTCAAGAAGGCCCATAGCAAAACGGACACCGAACAGGTCAAGCTCATCTCTGCGGCCCGGGACATGCTGACTGCCGGGCAGAAGTTCGGAGCCAAGCTGTGCGGAGTCGCCCCGACTTCTAACCCCTACTTCTACAACCCGGAGAAGCCTTACCGCGACCGGGCCTTCATCGTCGGTGACATGATTCTGGTGTTCCCGTGCGACATCCGGTTCGATGAGAAGATGCGCCTCAAGGAAGACTACGATTACACCCTGCGGCACATCGAAGCTTTCGGACGCGTACTGCGCGTTGACAACATCCTTGCGGAGTTTGCTCACCGCTCCAACAAGGGTGGTGCTGTGTCCTACCGCACCTCTGAGCTTGAGCGTGAGTGCATCGCCTACCTCAAGAAGAAGTGGGGCAACGCCATCAAAGACAATCCGCGTCGCCCGGATGAAATCCTGCTCAACCTCAGATGAGGCTCGCGCTCACACTTTACTCGATGATTGCCTGTGCCGGGCTTGAGGCATCGGATGAGATGTTGCTTATGGCAATCGGCATTGTTGAGTCACGCTTGGACCACCTCGCCGTTGGTGACGGAGGTCGTGCGCTTGGCGCGTATCAGATGCACTCGGAAGCTTGGCAGGATGCGAACGCACTCCTCAAGTCGCAAGGCCGCAGAACTTACAAGCGCAACGCGTGGTGCGATTCCGCAGTCCAGAAATACATGGCGAGTGCGTACCTTGAAGTCATCCGCACCCGGCTTCGTGGCGCGGGATACCCTTACCCGACCGATGCCCAGCTGGCGGCATGCTGGAATCTGGGGCCGGGCGGAGCGATTCGTAATGGGCTTCCCCTGACCGATTACGCCAAAAGGGTCGTATCTATTCGGCAAAGTCTCCCGTGCGATTTCCGAAAATAAACCTTGTCACCCAGACCCCTTTCGGCCAACTTTACTTTCGTTCCACCAAACCACCAATGAATACCACCAACGCCATCCACGACAAAAGCAAAACCATCGACGAGCGCATCAGCGCGGTTCTCGCCGACAAGGAAATCCTCATCATCAATCAGGAGGGAACGCTCGCGAAGACCAAGCGCGAATACGCGTTCTGGCTCATCGCCCTCCTCGACGCGAAGAAGGATTCCGTCGAATACAAGCTCGCCAAGCGCAAGCTCCGCCGGGTCGGCGACTCGCTCATCAACGAGCATCTCGCCGTCATCACGAAGGTCGGCATCAACAATCGCCCTCAGGGTTGAACCCTCACCAACAAACGACCATGACTCCAATGACCCAAGAACTCTGGCTTGAAAAGATTAGGGATGAATACGATACCGCACTCCCGGTTCACCGCGCAATCTACGACTCGATGACCCTCGGCATCCCGCATTGGGAAACGGCCAAGAAACATGGAGTAACAGAGAAATACGTCGCGACCGCGGCTTGGATACTCCGGAAGAAAGGTGTCGGGATTGAAAGACTGCGCGGACAGATTTCGCCTCGCGTTACTGTTGTCGTCGGACACAAGGGTCGTCTCGCCGTTGACGAGCAGACGAAGTTGAAGGCGATTGAGATGCGGCAGTCCGGGCTAACTCAAGCCGAGATTGCGAAGACGCTTCATGTTAGCCAGATGTCTGTATGCCGATGGGAACGCGCCTACTACGAGCGCCAAGCTGTGATTCGCCTAACAACCCCTAACGTCTAATTACAATGGAAAACAAACATCGCATCGCCAACCTCAAAGCCATCCTCCGGGTTACCCGGAAGGACTTGGCCGTCCTTCGGCTAAAGGCCCGCGAGGCTGGGCATAAGGTCAACGCGGCCCTCGCCAAGTCAAAGGCCGACCCGGCGCACCCCCACCTCTACATCTCTGAGGTCGGGCTTGCCATGATGGACAAGGAACGCGCCCAGCATGCGGCCCGCGAGACTCGGGTTTCAATCAGCAAGCTTCGTCTGGAACTCCGCGACCTTCTCGCCCAATGAACGACATCCTTACCATCGCAATCGACCCCGGCGTAAACGGAGGCATCGCTTGGAACTTCAACGGCAGTACGACCGCGCTTCGCATGCCGCCGACTGACTTCGACACCTGTAACCTCCTCGCGAGCCTGTCGAAACAGTCCGGCATCGTAGAGCTTTACATCGAGCTTCCGCCGTTGTTCGCGGGCCGCAACATCCCCGGCTCCGCCATCGGCAAGATGATGCTCAACTACGGCATCTGCTACGGAGCCGCCGTCGCCCTCGGCTTCAAGATTCACCCGGTGCGCCCTCCCATCTGGCAGAAGGCCCACCCGGTCGGCACGAAGGGCGACCAGACCACAACCCAATGGAAGAACAAGCTGAAGGCCCGTGCCTCTGAGCTGTATCCAGACAACCATGTCACCCTCGCCACGGCAGACGCGCTCTTAATCCTTGACGCTGGTCTCCGTAAGGCCATCAACTGAGTTTACATAACTCAGACAGACCCTTTCTTTTGTAAACTTTTCCACCAACCACCATGCCCAAAGACAACCAACCCAACACGCCGCGGCAGGACATCGTCGCGTTCCTCAACGAAATCGGCAATGTCCAAGCCGACCGCATCAACCCGGCCTACAAGTCAAGATACGCCTCGCTCGCCGAGATTCTTGATACGGTCAAGACTGTCGCCGCGAAGCACAACCTGTGCGTCCACCAGCGCATCGACACGTCGGAAGGACAGCTCCGGGTTAGCACCTACATCCTTCACGGCTCGACGGAAGGCTCAATGGACTGCGGAACTATCGCAATCAAGTCAGAAGGCCTCGACGCTCAGAAGCTTGGGAGCGCGTTGACCTATCTCCGCCGTCAGGCACTCCAAACCGCCTGTGGCATCTCTACGGACATCGACGACGACGGAGCTAAGGCTTCCGGCCCGGCTGTCGGGCGCGGAAACTACCAGCGCGAAGACGACCGCCGAACGACGAAGGATGTTTGGTTTAGCTTCATTCCTCAGGACAAGCTTCCGAAAGCCAAGGAGTACCTCGTCGCAAAAGGCTGGCTTGCCGCAGACGCGGCAATCGAAACCCTCGGCAACCAGCACCAGATGGTCATCGCCGAAAACCAATCCGCCTTCCTCAAGGCCATCTCAAAGTGAGCCGCGACGACGAGTCGGAACTGAGCAAGGAGGTCACGAACCTCCGGCTCCAACTGCACCACGCACAGATGCAAGTCGAGCGGCTGACCGGGACGGTCAACTACTTCCGAATCGAGGCCCGGGACTTTGAGGCCAAGTGGCTTCGCGTCATGGAAGAGAACGAACTCCTCCGCCGGGACGGAGTAACCCTCCGCCGGGAAATGGCTAACGAGCTTCAGGCGACACGCGACGACCTCGACCGGGCCAACGAAGTCCTCGCCAAACTCTTCAAGAAACAATGACCCAGAACTCATTCTTCGCCTGTCCGCCCAAGACCAAGTACACAGTCTTGAATCTTGGGGCCGGGGTTCAATCCTCATGCCTAGCACTCATGGCGGCAAAGGGTGAGATTGGGGAAGTCCCTGACTTCGCGGTCTTCGCGGATACTAAGGCAGAACCCAAGGAGGTCTACGATTGGCTCGACTGGCTTGAGAAGCAGTTGCCCTTCCCGGTCTACCGCGTGACGCGCGGAAGCCTGACGGAAGAAAGCTTGCGAGTCCGCCGCTCGGCCCGGAGCAACAAGAATTACCTCCGTCGCCTTATCCCCATGTTCGGGCTTATGCCGAACGGAGACAAGACTGCGGCCATCGGTCGCAAATGCACGGCAGACTACAAGATTGTCCCCATCATCAACAAGATTAAGGAGGTCTGCGGCATCAAACGCGCCCAGAAAGAAATCACAGTCACCCAGTGGATTGGCATCAGCTACGATGAGATGCAGAGAGCCAAGGTTCCGTCTCATGCTTGGACTCAGCACAGGTGGCCGCTCATCGAGAAGAAGATGATGCGCGAGCATTGCATCAAGTGGATGCGTGACAACGGATACCCTGAGCCTCCTCGCTCCGCATGCTACTATTGCCCGTTCCATTCCAATGAGGAGTGGCACAGGCTAAAGACCCAAGACCCGGAACACTTCAAGCTGGCGGTCGAGTTCGATTACAAAGTCCGGGCCTTGTACAAAGCCAAGGACGAGACGATGCGGATGGAGGTCTACCTTCACAGCGCATGCAAACCGCTCGACCAAATCGAGTTCAACCACGACGACGGACAGGCGGAGTGGGATTTCAAATCCGAATGCGAGGGCATGTGCGGACTCTAATGCCTGAACGACGCGCCAACCCTCCGACTGCCATGTCGCACATGGCATCCAAGATGCCTCGCGAGAGCCATGCCTTGTTCCTTATCATTGACGGCCGGGTAGAAAACCCGGAGTTCGTTGTCTGGGACAGGGATTCCTTCACCGAGGAGCTTTGGAAGTGGAAGCGCCGGGAGGTTCGTGTCTCCGGCCGCAACGTCGAGTTCTGGGCCAAGCACGGACAAGAGTATTTCCGGTTCAACCCTAACGCCGTATGAAACCTATCACCAAGACTAAGCTAATCCCTTCGGGAGTCATCAAGCTTGCGGCCAACACGCCGGAGCCGTTTGCCCTCTTCATCTGCCTAGACGGCTTGCCGTACTGCGAGGTCAAAGCCTCCCGTATGTCCGACTTCACCGACCGCCTTGCCGAGTGGAAGAAGAACAACCTCGCCTCTCTCCGTCCCCCGGTGTCCGTGCGATTCTTCCTCCGCACGACGAAAGACCTTGCCATCCAAGAAGCCCGAACCTAAACCAAAGCCATGACCAGCAAGGAATCCCTCAAGAGGCATCTCAATAACATAGAGGAACAGCTCAAGTCCCTTGAGTATTTCTGCGACACGGAGATTGTCGGCGACGATGCTCGCCACCTCCTCGCGGACATCGAGGCCGGGAAGCGCGAGCACCTCCGGGCCGTGAACTCCCCCATGACTGAGCTTTGGGACTTGAAGCCTCTGTACGACCGCCTCAAGCGCATCAACTCCTCCGTCAAGGTAATGAGGAACACCCTCGCCCAATGCGAGAAAGCCATTGCCGACGCGATTGAATCCTGCGACAACATCGCCCAGCACATCGACGAACTCAAGTCCTCCGAGGACGACATCATCTAATTTCCCACCAACCCAAACAAACCATGCCCAACATCATCAATACCAGAAAAGAATACGACGCGACCATCGCCCTGAACTACTCCGGCGCGAAGGAACTGCTCAAGTCCCCGGCTCACTACCGGGCCTACATCACCGCGCCGCGCGAGGAGACCAAGGCTCTCCGAATCGGCTCGTTCGTCCACTCCTCCGTCCTTGAGGGCAACCTCGTCACCGCGGACAAGTACGCCGCCCTCCCCGAAGGCATCGACCGCCGCACCAAGGAAGGCAAGGCCGCATACGAAGCTTTCCTCGCCGCCACCTCCGGCAAGACCATCCTGACCGCGGAGGAATGGACGCTCGGCAACAATGTCGCCGACGCTATGCTCAAGGCCCGGGATGCCATCGGGGTCAAGTTCACCAAGACGGAGTTCATGTTCGCGACCGAATACTGCGGAGTCCCAATCAAGTGCGCCATCGACGCGCTCGGTGACGACGGCTACCTGTACGACCTCAAGACGACGGAGGATGCCTCGCCTCGCGGTTTCCTTCAGTCCGTCCGAAACTACCGTTACAACTTACAAGCACACCTGTACCGCACAGCTTACGAGGCCGCGTTCAAGACCCGGCTCAATGGCTTCCGGTTCATCGCCGCGGAGAAGGAAGCTCCCTTTGAGTTCTCCGTCTACGAAATCGGGCCGGAGCTGATGAGCCTCGCCGTCGCTGACTTTGAATCCGCCGTCAGCACCTACAAGTCTTGCGTCGCTCTTGACGAGTGGCCGGGCTACGGGCATGACATCAAGGTCATCGACATCTCTGCGAAGCCCACCTCCGTCGAACCCATCAAGTTCGCTTGATGGCGACGCTCGGCCCCTTTAACCTACCAATCTCCCACCAACCAGAACCACACATGAACCCTCCCAACAACGAACTCCCGCCTCTCAAGAACATCGAGAAGTCCGGCAACTACCTCCTGAAGCTCATCAAGCCCAAGGACGACAAGATGCTGGAACGCTTCAAGGTCAACAAGAAGGGCTTCGCCTCCTGCCGCCTGTTCTTCGTGGACGGCGACGGCAACTGCATGACCAAGAACTACTCCGTCGAGTTCGGCAAAGGACTCGCGATGCTCGTCGGCAAGATGACCGGGACTTTCACCCCGGAAGCTCCGACCTCCATCACCGTCGAGAACCTCATCCGCTACGTATCCCCGGCCTTCGGCAAGAAGGCGACCGTCGAGCTTGAGGTCACGCCGGATAAGGAATGGAACGGCAAGATGCAGTATAACTACAAGCTCAAGAAGATTACGCCTCACTCCGCGCCGTCCGCCGACGCTGACATCCCCGAGTCGTTCTCTTCCTCCGCCGACCAAGAGGTTCCGTTCTAATCAAGGCCGTCCTTACTCGCATGAACAATGTAATCCTAATCACCGGATATGCCCGTGCGGGTAAGGACACGCTCGCGGAGGGAATCTCCCTCGCATCGAGCGGCCCGGTCGTCCACCTTAACTTCGCCGACGTCCTCAAGCAAGCTTGCGACTCTTACATGCAGTCGCTCGGTATCGGCGGCTCAGGTGCGACCAACACTTTCAGGAACGAAGCCTTCAAGGTTCGCCACAGGGAATTCCTAGTCGCCGCAGGTACTTTCGCCCGCGCCATGGACAGGGATGTCTTCGCACTCGCCTTCACGCGTCAATGCAATCTTGTGGCCCGGTGCAATAATAGCATCGGCATCGGCACGACTGTCGTCTGTTCCGATTGGAGATACATCAACGAAGTAGGAATCGTAAGCCACATCCTTCAGAAAGAAGGAATCTGGAATGTCCATAAGGTTATCGTCAGGACTTCAGGAGTCGAGGCCGCAAACGAAGAGGAAGGAAAGTCCATCGGTGAAATCACCCGTCAAATCGCATTTGACCATGACTACACATTCCTGCCTGAATCCCGCCAGAGAATCCTAAACGAAGGCAAGGACTTGGCTCGCAAGCTTGGCCTCTGACGATGACATGGTCTGCGGCAACAACGGTAATCGGCCACTTACCTTTGCCGAGCGATGCGAGATACTCGGGCTTTCCCCAGCGCGGGCTAAGTTCATCATGGCTTGCGAGTTCAAGGACAAGGACAAGGTCCAGCCATACGACGAAGCAGTCCTCGTCCGCGAGGCTTTCCGCCTCGGCATGGGATTCAAAGACACAGCCGAAATGATGGGCTTCAATAACGAGAAGCTTGCGTCCTTCGGAATCCCGTTCCCGAAGCTCTCCGCATTCCCGCCACCTCCCGGGCCGCAGAAGACCTACAACCTGTTTACGCCCGACCCGGTTGACCCGGTCAAATGCCACAACTGAACTTATGAAAGAGAAACCCATCAAGTTCGTATTCGCCGCCGACACTCACGGCGACATGGCTTGCCAAGAAAGCCTCGCCGCGCTCTACGCCTACTGCGCCGACTTCAAGCCGGACATCCGCATAGCCGGAGGCGACCACTTCGACATGCGCTCGCTCCGAAAGGGTGCGATGAATGACACCGAGGGAGCGGAGAGCTTGACGGAGGATGTGGAATGCGGCATCGAGTTCCTTCGCAAGTTCCGCCCGACCTATTACCTGAAGGGCAATCATGAATACCGCCTGTCGGCGATGACCCGAAGCCACCCGTCCGCCGTCGTCCGCGACTACTGCTCCGACTTGGAAGCCCGCATAGACCGCGAGGCCCGGAAGTCCGGCGTTAAACGCATACTGCCTTACCACGGCAAGCGCGGCCTCCTGCGCCTTGGGCCAATCTCGGCACACCACGGCATTGGCTCAAACCTTACGAAGCTTGGCATGCACTACGCCGAAGAAGGCGGACTGTTCATGTGCGGACACGGACACACCGGGCATCAGGTCAACCTCCCCAAGCATGGCGGAGGCGCGGCATACATGGCCCCATGCCTGTGTCGCATCGACGACATGGAATACGCCGCCAACTACCTCGGCACTGCCCGATGGAACAATGGCTTCATCGCCGGGTGGTATTCGGGCCGCGATTGGAAGGCATGGATTATCCACCGCATCGGTGACCGATGGCTTTGGCAATCCGACCTGACTGTTTGGACTCCTCCCAAATACATCCGCCGATGAAAGCTCCGCGCATGGCATATCGCCGGGCCACCGACCCGGTGCTTTCCGCCGTCATCGCCGAAATCAACAAGTCCGCCGTCAAACCTGACCCCGGCTTCCTCAAGCGAGAAGACTGGGCTGTCCGCTGGAACATGGCGAACGCTCAGGCCAGCATCTATCTTCGCCGGGCTGTCGCCTCCGGCATCCTTATCGTCAGGCGCTTCCGCGTCATCACGAACGGACGGCTCCGCCTCCTTGACCACTTTGGCCCTCCCGAACAAAAGCATTGTCATAAACGAAAGGCGAGACCATGACCTCCGCCTGAACCTTTCCATCAACCCATGCCCAACAATAACCACGCAGACATCGAGAGATTCCTCCTCGGTGGACTGCTCAGGGACTCGCTCCCTTTTCCGCCGGGTCTAATCCCGTCGGACTTCCACGAACCAAAGCATCAGGACATTGCGGCCGCAATCCTGTCGCTCGCCGACGAAGGTGTCTCAGCCGACGAGCTGACCGTCACCATGCGCCTCCGCGAGCGCAAGTCCACAGTCGAAGCTTTCTACATCTCCGAGCTGACCACCGCAATCGGTGCGTCGCTCCTCAACCCGGCTTGGTCTGATGAGGTCAAGAGGCAGTCCGTCCTTCGGCACATCAACACCGTTGCAAAGAAGACGGCGGAGCTTTCCGCTGACCCGGCTACCGACCCGGACACCCTGCTTGCGTACACCGAGGGTTCCCTGAAAGCTGTTCAAGGCCGCGCGGCTGGCTCTGCCACCCCGGTCAAGATGGACGCGGATAGCCTCCTCGCCTTTGACCGTGCCAACGACCCCAACACCGTCCTAGGCAATCGCTGGCTGTGTAAGGGTGGCTCCGCCCTCATCGTCTCTCAAGCCGGGGTCGGCAAGTCCTCCCTCATGATGCAAGCCGCCGTCAACTGGTCGGTCGGCGGACGCAAGGACTTCTTCGGTATCCGGGCAAAGCGACCCCTACGCGTGGTCATCGTACAAGCCGAGAACGACTTCGGGGACGTCGCCGAAGCCTATCAGGATGTCGTCGCCGGGGCAGACCTATGGCCGGACGAGAAGTTCACCCTCAACGAGAACCTCGCCATCTTCCGCGACACCCAGTCCGTCGGTGAAGCCTTCCCGGGCATGCTCCGCCAGCTTATCACCACGCACCGGGCTGACCTAGTCTTCGTTGACCCTCTCCTGTCCTTTGCCGGAATCGACATCGCCGACCAAGCCCAAGCTTCCCGGTTCCTGCGCCATGACCTCAACCGCGTCCTTGTGGACACCCAAGCAGTCCTCATCGCCATGCACCATACGACCAAGCCGCGGGCCGCGAAAGATAAGGAAGGCCAGACAGTCGCCGACCTAGCCTACTCCGGCGCGGGAAGCTCCGAGTTCGTGAACTATTTCCGCGAGGTCGCCGTCCTCGTCCGTCAGCAGGGAGAGGAGCCAATCTTCAAGTTCGGGCTTACCAAGCGACGCGGTCGGGCCGGGCTAAAGGACTGTGCCGGGGACTTCGCGGGCGAGATTAGTATACGCCACTCCCGAAAGAAGGGGGAAATCCGATGGGAATACGCGTTCCCCGGTGAGGGGGAGCCGGGGGAAGCCCCGAAAGAGCCTCAAAAACCGACCTCCAAGGCTCGCGGATGGTAAGGGGGAGGACTTCCCCCTCTCCAATGACCCAAATCGCTTATAATCGGTTTTAAGAATTGTAAGGCCCGACGTGCGATTTCCGAAAATAAACCTTTCGCCGGACAGCTTTTCGGGCAAAGTTCAAGTCGTTCCACCAAACCAACACCACAAATGACCACCAACGAAATCAACGAAATCCCCGCCAGCCTCTACGAGCGCGTCGCCGCTGTGTACGCTTCGCACTTCAAGTTCAACACGAAGCTCCACGACTACAAGGGCGACCGCATCTCCGGCATCGAAGTCACCCGCACCTACGACCTCGGTCGCGAGCCGATTGAAATCGTCCGCGTCAGCGACAGCGAATACGTCGTCATCGACCAGCCTCGCAACTTTAAGGACTATTTCGCTCAGGGTGGCTCCAATGCTTACGGCCGCGTCGATTGCTCCATCGCCATCAAGATGCGCTCCTTCTACTCCTGCCACCGGATTGTCACTATCAACGGCGAAATGTTCATCGAGACGGAAGTCTGGTCTGGTGGTAGCCTCAACAAGGACTCCGAGAAGTCCCAGAAACAGCTCGCCAAGTTCGTCAAGTCGCTCACCAACCGCAAGTCCCCTCTTCCGGTTCTCGCCTCCGTCAAAATCTAATCACCCCCAACCCACCAACGACCATGCTCACTAAACACCCCATCACCGTCCACTACGGATGGCTCCGCAAGTCGCTCGTCCTTCCTGTTGGGACGCGCCTAGTCCCAGCCACAAACATCTCCGACCCCGGTTGCTACTGGGTTCGCTCTTTTCCTCGCTCACTACGGGACTCCATGACCGCCAAGGAACGGGTGCAAGCTTGGGACTGGCACATGGTCTATGGCTTCCTCATCCGACCCGACCAGCTTGGTTCAAAGTAAAATGAACATCTTCTTCCTCGACCGCGACCCAACTCGCGCCGCCCAGATGCTCTGCGACAAGCATGTCGTCAAGATGACCCTCGAAACAGCCCAAATCCTGTCCACCATCGTCGGCGGCCCGTACAAGCCAACCCACCAACGCCACCCGTCCGTCCTCTGGGCCGCAGACAACCCCGGCTGGGTCTGGGAACACTTCATGGCCCTCCTCGACGAATACACCTACCGATACGGAAAGACCCATAAGTGTGCCGAGGTTGCCCGGGTCATCGCCTCCCGGCTCCCTGCCTCCCCTGCCAAGCTCGTTACGCCCCCAGCCCAGTGCATGCCCGAGACCTACAACCACGACGACCCTGTGGTCGCTTACAGGGACTATTACTGCCACGAGAAAGCACCCTTCGCCCGGTGGGAAAGGGGACGCGCCGCCCCAAGCTGGTTTGCCCCGAAACTGTCCGCCGCTACACTGTAATTACCTAAAGGTAATTGTAATGCTTACCTTCGCCTGACGGCTAGGACGCATTACCCAGCCGAAAGCCCATGCCAAAACCCTCCGCCTCCCACCTTCGGCTTCTACGCTTCTGGAAGCGCCAATGGAAGGAAAGCCCGACCCTGATGGAAGAAGCCCGCCAGAGAGCTGTCGAGGCCGCACAAAAGAGCTACCACAACCGAACCCTAAGGGTAAAACAGATGGTCGAAGCTTGGCCCTCCGAACTGACCAATCCCCAGCTCAAGGAGCGATGCTCACTCCGGGCCGCAGAGATGGGCTTCAAGCCAAGGTCGTTCAAGACCAAGGTCGTCCGCCTAGGACTCATCGCCTATGACCCAAAGCGTAAGCTCTGGGTCAATCGGTGCTTGCGTTACCCGGCTGAAGACCCTCTAATGCGTCTGCTTGACTGATACGCGGACTCTATCTGCCGAATATACACGCTGGTGGCGTAAGCTCACTCCGGAGGAACGTCGCGGACTCATCGAGTCAGGCGCGTTCCGTGCCGATGACCCGATGAACAACACGGCAGAGGACAGTCGCTCTACCGTCAATGGCAATCACTTTGACTTCCAGCGTAACGAGGAGGAGTCCTTCAACCGGGTAGTCGAGCGTATCGGTTCGTTCGCCATGAACCGAGAGGCGCTTAACCCGACCATCTCTCAGGTGCTGGACAATGAGGATGCACACTCTCCTGTAGACCCTCGCCTTGAACAGCTGGACCTTGCCTCCTTACGCCTAAGAGCCACACTCCACTTCCTGCTCGATGGGCTTGATGAGTCTACTGACCCAGCGATGCGTCTTCATGCGGACATCATCCGCATCGTTGTCGGTGAAGGCAAGCCACCCAAAATGACCGCCCTCGCCAGACGACACAAGCTGTCCAAGGCCGCAGTCTCCCTGCGATGCCGCAAACTCCTCCGGCGTCTGGGCCTTGAGCCGTCGCGCTTCATGCGTCCCGAGGACGAAGTGAACAATATGCGGATTTCGTCCATTTTACGCAATCTTCCCAAAACTGCGGAGGGTCACCCCGGGTAAGGAATCTTTTAACCCCTTGGGGGGACGCTCCGCAGAGTGCGCGTC